CCCAAAGCGTCGCCTATTCGTCCATATTTATCCTCCGCTTGCCTTAAAACTTCATTTGTTACTGCTTGACTTCTTTGGAACGAGTTTAAGTCATTAGCAGCTATATTCATTTGTCTTCCATAATTTTCAAATGCAGTTTCCAGTCTTAGTATAATACCTAATTCGTCTAAGAGTTCTGGTTCTGCTTTTGTTACACCTCTAATAAGACGATTAAAAGAATCCGTAACATCTCTTCCTAGAGCAATAGAAACACCTGCAGCTGCGTTTCCTAACTTATTTAACTGCTCAGGAGAAAGACCTGCAGCAATACCAATTGCTGCAGCTTGGGATGCATCTCGAAAGTTAATCTGAGAATTTGTAGCTTCTTGAATATCTTTTGCGAGTGTTCTCATTCCAATACCAGTTACAGAGGCATAAGCAACCTGACCTGCTTGTAACATTTTTAAATCGCCCGCACGCTTAAGAAAATCAAAAGCTGCAGTAAGGGCAAACATTTGTGCAGCAAATGCAGCATATGCAGGAACAACAACTCCTCCCATTCCTTGAGCCATTTTTGAGAAGTTTTTCGTTGCGCTAGAAGAAGCACCTGCAACACCTTTTATGTTACGATCTGTATTACGAGAACTAGTTGCAACTTGGTCTAAAGCGCCCGAAGTTTTCTTCGCGGCTGCTTCAGTTTTCTTTAAATTGCCTTTGTCGTCTAGTTTGACTTCTGCTTCAATTGTTGTTTTTGCCATGCTATCCCTTTACATTATGGGTATAATTTTTACCCCCTGCACTTTTTCGTTCGGCTGATTTTCTTTTTCTCTCTCCTTCTTCCATTCTATGGTGAGTTATTTCTGCATCATACATTTTCATAAAAAATAAAATTACTGTCGGATTATCAATCTTGTATAAATTAAACAAGTATTGAACATTAGTATAGTCTTTTCCTAAGTATGTTCCTGTTTGTCCCTCCCAACGATCTGATAAAAGTGATGTTATAAAAAATGCCACTTGGACCTCTTCAGGAAATTCTGTAGGGTCGAGTGGCATCTTTTGGGGGTCGGGCTCTTGTCCCAATTGTTCGCAAATTTTTAGATATTTTTCAACATCTATCTGTTGTGATGATCTTACGTATTTTTCAAGTAGCTTTTGTATCTCAGCTACTTGTTCCCAGTAAAATTTTCAAGATCACTCACCGTTTCCGTTACCCATGTATCAAAGTCGCTTGAGTTTTTCATGAGTAACTCTGCATTGTCTTGAGAATAGCCTAGAGTATCATCAGGATCAAAATTAGAAACATCTACCAAAAGAAGCTCTTCTAGGTAACGATATTTGAAGCCAGACCAGTTTTTGATAACTGCTTTACAGTATTCAACAAGAAATGTTTCTTCGTTTAAAGTCTCTTCCGGCTGTCGTGTTTTTCGGCTAAACTTTGTTGTTACACATTTTTTGCGTAGCTTTACTAGCTCTTCTCTTGCTAGATAACAAAGATCAATTGTGAATCCTTCACATCCGGGATAATCAAGTGTTACAGTTTTGCTGGGAGTCATAAGACTCGCTAAGGAAACAGCATCAGTCATAAGTATTTTTCCTACGGTTATTTTTTATTAGGTTATATTATATGCGAAGTTAGACAAAATGTCAACAATTATTTTTACGAAGGTAAGGGGCCTTTCGACCCCTTATCATTATTTTTCTGCACAGGCATAACTATTGATTTCTAAACCAACAGAAATTTCTATAATTTTAGGTTTTGACCACATATTCAGTCTCCTTATATTTGTTATTTAGCTATATTATAATTATTTTTTCATTTTGGCAATACCCTTCAACCCAAAAGATCCAGCTATTGACGCCAAAATTCCGTACGATATCCACTCCGGACAATCATTTTTTAAAAATAAAAATCCTTGTTGCATAAAAGGTTGAAGAGCCGGTACAAACGAGGCAAAAATTATAGCAATAAAGGTAAGGGTCCAGGCTTCGTCTTTCCACGAATCTGCACTTGCCTCCATGGCTTTTTCACTCCAATTTCCATCCTTTTCTATTTGTTTTTTCGTTGCTTCAAGTTTAGTCAACTCTACTTGTGACTTTAATTGTGCTTTTTTTTGTTTACCCTCTATCCAAGTTTTTGCTAACCCGGCTACAGGTCCTAATATTGCTGCAAACATTACGTTACTCCTTTAAATGATTTACCAAATAATTGAATTGGTTTAATACCTTTAATATCACTTTGAACACCCATTTCTCTATGAGGACAACCCATGCCTCCAAATTTTAATCGGCTTGATCTTCTTTTAGCTGCAGTAATTGCCTCATCTGGTGTTTTATAAGTCTTTACTCTTCTTCCTGTTTCAGGGTCTATTTTATTATCTTTATACATTTTAATTAAAAAATCTTCATCATACTCTTGACCACCATACATTGAAGGCACATTTGTATAGCCCTTTTCGGTCTTTATTGTTTTTGAGTATTCAGAACGATTACCATATCTTTTTCTTTTTTTTAATTTAGGTTCAACAAGTCTACCATTATCCATACCTTGTGGTTGTGGTCCTTTTTTTGGTGGTGGTCCAAATGATACACCTCCTGATTTTCTTAGTTTATCGTCCACTTTGTTTTTCCTTAAATGTGTCCGCAACTTTATTCATAGCGGCTATTTCTATTTTATCATCAGCAACTCGTATTCTTTCGCCAGCTTGTGCAACCTGATCTTCTCTTTTCATTTTTTCTAAATCAATTTTTTCTTCAAACTGTTGTGCTTTTTGTTGTGACATTTGCTGATTCTCTCCTGCTTTTCTTTGTAAATCCATAGCTTTCAAATCAAGTTCTTGTTGCTTTAACATAACTAATGGATCAGGCTTTTGATTGCCCATCTCAGCTTTTGTCATCTCTTCTGTAAATTCAGCTATTCTCAATGCAACCATAGAATCGTATTGAGCTTGAAATGCTTGAGGATTATTTATACTTAACTGTTTTAATTTTTCATCTTGCATAATTATAGCATAAACCTGAGCTTGTGCTTTAAAACTAACATGTTCCATTACATGAGCTTGCAACAAAGCATTTACCATAGGATTAACCTGAACCATTCTTGTTTTAATAAAATTTTGATGTGAAATAATGTGAGCATCATGGTTTTGTGTCGGAAATGCTTTTGGTATTTTCATTTGCAAAGCTTCACTGTTTTCTATAGCCGGATCTTTTGGCATTGGTTTTTCTTCTGGTTTCAGTAAAGCATCTACCTGCTTTGTCCCTAAAGATTCATATACTCTTCTAAAAGCCTCACGGACATTGTGCATCTGTGGATTTGACAAAGCTATCTCAAGTTGAGTTCTAGCTAAAGTAACTCTTTGTGCCATAGAAAAGATGTTTGGATCTGCAACAGGAATGATGTCCACCTCTGGACCAAAATCCATAAGCTTAATAAATTGATCTGCACCATAAACTTGGTATGGGTAAACAGGAGGTAGGTAAGTAGCAAATACTTTTGAAAGTAATCTAAACTCTTGTCGCATACCATAGTAACATCTTTTGTGTATGGCGCTCATGACCCTAGAGCCACGTTCAAGTAAAGCAACAGTTGTTCCAACAGCTCGGTTTTGTGTATCAGTACCAACTGCCATATCTGCAATTGAAGCAAATCTTTGTCCAGCTTGAACTACAAAACCTAATAATTGAAAGAGTGTACCACTTGGTTCTTTAAAAGGTAATATCTGAAACTGATCCTTAATGTTTCCCCCTGGAGCATCTACATCCCTAAACTCCCCTGGTTGAAAAGGCTGGTCATCATCTCTAATTCTAAGTCCTCTTGACTTAAATCCTGCAGGTAAGTTACTTAAAGTTCCTGCATCTAATAATTGTCTTAGAGCAGCTGTTGCTGTTCTGGATAAACCACCAATCATATGAATAAGACCAAATCCGTAAAAACCTAAACCTGGCAAAAATTTGTAATGAACAAAATATTCTGTTCTTACAAAGTTATCATCATCTGGTTTATAGTTTCTGTATACGGAAAGTATTTCTTGTGAGCCTTCGTCAATAGTAACGATATAAGGTATTTTTACATTTTTTTTATCAGACTCAAACTCTAAATCTAAATGCACATGCATTTCTAAAACACTAAATTGATAGTCAGTGTTGTCTCCTTTATCAACTCCGTCCATCTGATTATATTTGTCTTGTATATCCGAATCATCTTGTTGGCTTGGTGTTATAGGCACATCTCTGTAGAAACCATTTTTTTGTTTTTTTAAAATGTCGTTTTCAGACATTTTTATTACATGGGTGATTCTTTCTGCTTCTTTTAAATCAGATACATAATAAGGAACAACTAAATCTTCTGCAGGTACAAATTTACTAACAGCCCTACCTAGTAACTCATCAAAATATATTTTTTTAAATGCTGACCCAGCTAAAGGAAGATAAAATAACATCTGATCAAAGTCTGGAGTGTATTCTTCCATAACTTCCATCACTTGATAATTCATAAAGTTTTTTACCCTAGTTGCTTGTTGTTCTTTTTGTGAAGTTATCGCTCCCACAATCTGAGTTCTTACTGGACCATCAGAGGGTAATAATTCCTTGTAGGCTTGTGCTTGAAATTGTGTAACTGATTCAGCAAGTAAGGGATGTGTTACTCCACTTGCACCTTTAAAGGGTTGCCCCTCATCATTGTATTTGAAACCTAGTAAATCTAATCCTGATGTGTATGATTTTTCCCAATCCCCTCTTGATTCTCTATCTCTTTTATAATCACTTATAAGTTCACTTGCTAGTTGACCAAGTTGTCGTTCATCCATATCCTCAGCAAGATTTGAATAAAAATCTTTTAACTCTTCAATACCCTCCTCTATTTCTTCAGACATATCATCTTGTGGTTCCTCAAGTTGAACGTCTACAGGCTCCTCGAGTGGGGCTTGTTCAGCAATCTCTTCTTGCTCTTCTTCTTTAATATCTTCTTCAGCCATTAGTATAACTTTGTTGGTTTGGTTTTTCCTAATTTACTTTTTACATGTACGAAAGTTCCGTTGTTTGCAAAAATAGTTTTTGTTAATTCCTTGATAGATGGCACAGGCAATGTTTTCTTTTGTGGTGCTCTTTTTAGTGCTTGGTTTTTTAAAACAATATCTTTTAATAAATCAGGTATTGGGTCAAAGGTGTACTCTTCTTTATCTGCAATACCTTTTATTCCTGCTGATAAGGAAGAAAGAGTAGCATCAAGTTTATCTTGTACAGCTTTACTTTGTGCTTTTTGTTTTTTGGTGGGCATTTGACTCATATCAAAATATTAACATTAATTGCTGTTAACAACAAGTCCTCCCTCTTTCTTATAAAGTTTGAAAGGCTTGTTTGCCATCTCAGGTGTAATTTTAATTCCATAGGCTTTGTAATAATTATTTGGATCAATGTCCATAACTTGTTTGACGTCTACTCTTCGTTTACTCTGTCCTTTTGCTATTTGAGCAGCCGTAAGAGTAGAGAAAGCATCGTCGTGCATTTCTAATAAATCTAAATCTGCCCCACTCCCAGTAATACCTTCTATACTCATTGCTTTATCTGGCTTATAAACAAGTTTAAATTGTTTTGTAGGATCGCTTTTTGCTATTTCAAAAGTT